GTTGGTTTAGGGCCAGTGTTGGACGCTTGGCGCTTTCGTCTGACCGCACTCGCCTTTTGTGAAGCACTCATGGAGCGAGCTTTTGCAATAGGGACACACTTCGGATACTTCCTCTTGCTTCCCTTCGATCTCCCGCATGGTTGATACTTTCCATTCTTCTTTGGAGCTCCTATGTCCACCCATTTTTCTTGAACCCATTTTCTTAAACCACCTTGAGCCATATTAATATTTCTTTGTAACTTTTCTTCGGTTGTTCATAACTTTACCACAACCTTTTGCAATTCCACCTTTAGCTTTTTTATCTCTCTTACCACCTGGAGTTATTTTACCAGAGCAAACTCCTGATGCATACATATTAGCATAGGCACTTGGATAGACTTTAAATTTTCTTTTAGCTGCTGCTTTTCCTTTTGCACAAAGTTTAGCCATCTATTGACACGATAAGCATTCATCAGATCCTTCGTCTAATTTTGCTAAAGCCTCCTGTTTACATTCGTCACTACAAATTGTTTGATGCTCATGTGTAGTTTCAAATTCTTTTTTACAAATTGCACATTCTTTTTTCATTATTTTTTAGATTCCTTTTTACATTTACATTCAAAATTACACATACATGGAATGATGTTAAATAGTTTACAAATCCACATACAAACTTTATTTTTAATTTTTTTTAACATTATTTCCATCCCTTCTTAGCTAGTTTGGGTTTAACTTTTACAAGTCCACCTTTTTTCTCTCCATAACGTTCCATAACCTTATCAAAAAATTCTTGGTCAATGTCAATATCAATAACTTCAGGTTCTTTATTTTTCATTTTGTAATAAAGATCTCTGAACTGTTTACTTGATCCTCCTGATCTACCAAGTTCTCTAAACATTTCTGTATAAGATTTTTCAGCCATAATTACTTCATTTTAGATTTAGTAACTCTTCCACCTTTTTTCATATAACCCATTTTATTTCTAACAGGTTTAGGTAATTTTTTTAAGCCTTTTCCTTTTTTACCTTTAGGTACTGGTTTTAACATTATTTTTTTCCTCCTAGTTGTTTTAATTCTGTTGCTTTAATTCCGTACACGGCACCTACTACCGCTACCCATAAAGAAATTATCCACCATGGCATAGTTTGTAGTTTCTCAAAATATAAATCTAGTTTTTTACCAATCTCTTCATCTTCAGCAAAAACACTGTATGCTAATAAAAACAGTGGTGATGAGAGTGTTAATAAAATAAATTCGTCCTTCCAGTCGTTTTTTTGATTTTGAGCAATCTGTCCAGAGTACTCAATCTCACCTCTTTTCATCTTTTCAGCATGCACGATGGCAGCTTCAGACATAGCGACTTCTGCTTGCTTTTTATTTTTGTAAATAGCAAGTCCTGCTTTAAGACCCTGACCTAATAATCCCCAAGGTATCATGATAAGTTAGTACCACTTAGCGATTCTAACTTTTTCTGGCATAACTTTTTGTCCTTTTACTTTTTCAGACATAACTTCACCAGCTTTTGGAGTTGGGATTTCTTTTCCACCCTGTGGATATCCGATTTCCATTTGAGATCTCATCTCTTTTTTATTTTTTTTCATTTTTTCTCCTCTTCTTACTCTTTCCTGCTTCAGAAAGAGCGATTGCTATTGCTTGTTTTCTACTTTTAACAGGTTTTTTAGATTTTCCAATGGGTAATTTACCCTTTTTGTACTCTCTCATGACTTTCGCTATCTTTTTTTCAGTTTGTTTTGGCATTTGACCTCTAGAAATTGTCATTATTCTTTAATGCGTGTTGTAAAACCGTTTTTTCAATAGAAGTATCGGCTCTTAAGTTAGCTAATTCTTCATTTTGATCCAGTTTTTGTTGATCTGTCATTTGATTCATCATTGCTTTCATCTTATCAAGGTTAATTCGCTCTTCATCATTGTCTTTTCTTCTAGCATTTTCTTGTGCTCTGATGTCAAGTTCTCTTGCTTTTAGTTTTGCAATAGGATCATTACCAAAATCACCGTTAATTTTCTTTTCTTCTTGTAAATATTCATCCGTCATTTCAGCTATAAGAATAGCTTTTCTAGATTCAATCTTCATATTTAAATCCATAACGTATTGTTGCATTTGTGGGTTCTGCATTGCAGCTGGATTTTGTTGCATAGATTGTATTTGTTGAATTTCTTTTACAAATTCCATTTCAACTTGTTCCAAAGCCATTAATGAAATGTGTTCAAAAATATTTTTTTGTAATGAAGCATTAATAACAGGATTATTTTTTGCAATATTCGTTCCCATAAAGTTTAAATGAGCAGTTATATGAGCTCTATGATCTTGTCCTTTAAATGCCTGGAATGGTAAGCCACTTAATGCATCAATATGTTCTAATGATGGATCTTTAGGTGTAGGTTGTGGTGGTTTTTTTAAAATTAAATCAATATTTTTTACACCCAAAGCTTCATACATATTTCTATAAGCATTATATAAATTATGAATTTGTGGATTTGATTGTGCTAATTGTAATTCAGTTTGAGCCAAACTAATTCTTTGAGTTTGAGAAAATATATTTGGATCTGCAACTGGTATAATATCAACTCGATCATCAAAGTCTGTTTGTTTAATCATTCTTTGACCACCGACAATGTCGTATGGATATTCTTGAGGTAAGTAAAGTTTAAATACACGGGACAATAATCTGAACTCATTTTTAAGTGCAGCATATAATCTTTTATGAATAGCACTCATGGTTCTTGATCCACGTTCAAGCAATGCAACTGTCGTCCCCACTGCAGCTTGTTGATTACCCTCACCTACTTGCATGTCAGCTATAGATGCGAAGCGCTGACCAGCTTGTACGACGACACCCATAAGTTGAAGAAGTGTTGCACTTGGCTCTTTAAACGGAAGCGTCATAAATGCATCTCTTATGTTTCCGCCAGGAGCATCTACATCTCTGAATTCACCAGGTTGTATAGATTGCGCATCATCTCTAATTCTGATTCCTCTTTGTTTAAATCCAGCAGGTAAGTTTGATAAAGTTCCAGCATCTAATAAAGATCTTAATGCTGAGGTTGCAGTTCTAGATAATCCACCAATCATGTGGATTAAACCAAAGCCATAGAAACCTAGACCAGGTAAAAATTTAAAATGGACAAAGTAAGAAATCTTTTTTCTTTTTGGATCCCCTACTTCATAATTTCTTCTAATGCTTAATACTTGTCGAGAGTTTGCTTCGATCGTTACAATATAAGGTAATTTAATACCAGTTATTTCCCCATCGGGCCCTCGATCTTCAAAACCCTCTAGGTCTAAGTTAACATGACACTCCAATAATGTGAATACATCTTCTTGTCTTCCAGTTTGTCTGGTGCCTTCTAATTCGTGTTCTTTTTTATCTAAGTCATCTTGATGTTCATAACCAGGAGTTACTTCAATATCTCTATAGAATCCTGTGACTTGTTGTTTTCTTAATTCATTTTCAGAAATTTTTAATCGATGAATAATCGATTCCGCATCATCTAATGAGGTAGCAGAATACGGAACGATTAAATCATCTGCGGGTACAAACTTAGAAACCGCTCGTCCCATTAAGTCGTCGTAATAAACTTTTTTAAATGCCGAACCGGCTAGTGGCAAGTAAAATAACATTTGATCAAACTCAGGTTCATATTCTTTCATTTGATCCATAATTTGATAATTCATAAATTCTTTAACTCTTTGAGCTTGAGCTTCTCTATCAGGAGTTACCGCTCCAATAATTTGAGTTCTTACAGGTCCTTGAGCCGGGAGCAATTCTTTATAGGCCAAGGCTTGAAATTGAGTAACCGCTTCAGCTAATACAGGATGGGTTGCACCAGCAGCTCCTTGAAAAGGTTCGGTTCTATCTTCGTATTTAAATCCTAATAAATCTAAACCTTTAACATAAGCACTTTCCCAATCTGCTCTTGAAGATTTATAGTCTGTATAATTTTGATATAATTCTGAACCAAGAGGCATCAATATTTCCTCGGGTAGTAACTCTGCTAGATTGTCGTAATGATTTTCTGATTGAGCCTGGTTGAAGGCTCCTGGTTCAAAATTAATTTCTACTCCACCATCTTCTAATGGTGTAATTTCAGTTTCACCTACATTAGGTAAATCTTCTTGAATTTCAATATTCTCTTCAACAGAAGTTTCAGGTCCTTCTATCTCAATAGATTTTCTAACTTCGTTTGGAAGTGCTTTTTCTATGTCTGCCATTAATTTTCTCCAATTTTACAGTCTTAACAGTATTATAGTCAACATTCAAGCCCTGAGGTGTAGGTCCTGATTTTGGTGGTATAGTTCGAGTTAATTTTGTTTTTACCATTTACCAATAATAAGTTCGTTTTTTTCTAGGTAGATCATTATCTATATAGTCTTCTGGGTGATTAATCAAGCCGCCTTGTCTAAATCTCATTAAAGCTTGTGTGGTGCTATCCACTAAGTCATCATGATCTCCATACGGAAATGAAGCACACTCTTCAATAACTTCTTGAGCAAACTCTCTATCTTTAGGTGCCCAAACCATTCCAGACTCAAACAGTGGGGCTACAGAATTTACACGGCTGTGTTTGTCGTTACCTTTAGAGGGAGAAAAATTAACGACGGGTATCCCCATCTGTCT